GAAGACGGAGAAGGCTTCCAGCCTTCGGCATGGGCGCAGAGAGCGTTCTTTCCGTTGTTGGTTGCCGAGTTGCAGGAGCTTCGCAAGCGGGTAGCGGCATTAGAAGCCGACAGCGGGACAAAGATGTATTACTAGGTGAGCGAAACACAGGCATCCCTCGGAGAACTGTTACACGAACGCGAATGGCGCAAATGCGCCCCCGAATGGGAAGACGCGACACCAACAGAACTTGCTGACGCATTTGAATACTGGTGCGCCCAGTACGCCTACATCCGTTTCCCAGGCAAAGGCAAGATCAAGTTCGAGCTTCGGCCCGCCCAACGCGAAACAGTCGAACTGTGGCTTACCCACCGATTCACTGTTGCGCTCAAAGCGCGACAGATCGGGTTCTCAACCCTGGTGTCAATCTTCTGTTTCTGGTGCTGCTTCTTCTACCCCGACCGCACCATCATCATGCTGTCGAAGACGGAACGTGACTCACAGAAGCTGCTCGTTCACGCCCGCTACGCCTCCCGATACCTGCCGACATGGATGTTGCATCGGGGACCACTGTTTGAAGCAAACAAGTCGGAAATCAAGTTCACCAACGAGTCGATCATGGAATCGCTGCCGTCAGCGTCGGACCCTGCGCGTGGTGTCACCGCCTTCTACATCGTCGTTGACGAGATCGGGCAACTCCCCAACAGCGAAGAAGCCTGGGCTGCTATCGAACCTGTTGTGGACGTAGGTGGCTCTTGCGTCATGTTGGGTACAGCGAACGGCGAGGGAAACTTGTTCCACAAGACTTTCACTGGCGCTCAGGCGGGAACAAACCGTTTCAAGTCGATCTTCCACTCTTGGCGCGCCTCGGGGCGCGACGACGAATGGTACGCCCGACAGAAAGCCGACTTGCCTGACTGGCAGTTGGCTCAGGAATATCCAGACAACCCTGACGAAGCGTTCCTGCGTTCTGGTCGTCCAGTGTTCGACCTTGAGTTCCTGCGGGAAACGGAAACGAAAGAGCCGTTACGCGGCTGGCTCGATGGCGACACGGACGGCACGTTCCTCGAAGACATTCGAGGCCCGTTACGCATTTTCACTGAACCTCTCCCCGACCACAGATACTGCATGGGCGTTGACGTGGCTGAGGGTCTGATTCATGGCGACTATTCGTCAATCCATGTGCAGGACGTGAAGACGGGAGAGATTGTGGCGCACTGGCACGGCCACATTGACCCTGACTTGTTGGGCACTGACGTGTGCATCCCGTTGGGCGAGTTCTACAACAACGCTTTGATTCTGGTGGAGTCCAATAACCACGGCTTGACGACCTTGACGGCGTTGAACCGTGCGAACTACTTCCCGCTGTATCGGGAGAGGCGCGTCGGCGTTCGTAACGCTGATGCGACGGACGCTTTGGGTTGGCGAACCACCCAGGTGACGAAGCGTTTAGCGATTGACGAGTTGAACAGGGCGATCCGTGACCAGTCGATGAAGTTGTACGACAAGGAAACGATTGCGGAGATGCGGGCGTTTACCCGAGACAACAACGGTCGGATGTCTGGTTCGCCTCACGATGACCGTGTGATGTCGTTGGCGATCTGCAACCAGGGATCGAAGTATGTGTTCCTGCGGAAATATCAGCCTGAGAAGCCGATGGTTGTCGGCTCGATGGACTGGCACATGCGTCAATCTCGGGCTGAAACGACGCCTTCCGTTTCATACGTCGGCGGTGACGCTTTCTGATCGAACGATGTTCCAAGTTTTTCGGGACACTTTTGCCTATTGGGGATGACAACCTTTGAATACGAGTGCGAAGAGTGCGGCCGTGTTGAGTCCGTTCAAGCTGACGATGTACGCAGCCGTGGTTTGGTGTGCTTTAAATGCCATATCTCTGGCTTGTCTTTCTCGTTTCGCGGGGCGCAGGGAGGCAGAGAGTCCTTCCATAACGAGACAATCCGTGAAGTACAGGACGACATCGTGTCTTCGGCAGCAGCCCAAGGCCGAGAGGTTCGGCCCAAGACATCGGTGAATTACGCGTAGTGCGGGCCTACTCCAATGAATCCCGCCGCCGTCATCGCCGCATCAGTTTTAGGTTTGCTCACAGTCATCGCAGGACTGATTTGGGGTCGTTCCCGAGAAAGCATTTCTGGCGCTCGGGAGATCACCGAAAGCGCCCTGCTCCTTGTTGAGCCGCAGTCGGAACGGATCTCGGAGTTGATCGTCGCGGTCGGCTCCTTGTCGGGCCAGGTCGCTTCTCTCAACAAGAAGATCGTCCAACTTGAGCTTCACATCAGTGAGCTTTCTAATCAACTCATCGAACTCGGTCACACCCCAGTAAACGCGGAGGCGTAATGCAAACAATCATGGATTCTTTCTACAAGGCAGGAAAAGCCTGGGTTGCGTTCCTCATCCCTATCGTCGTCGGCCTCTTCACCGAAGCGGTGACAGAGGGCACAGCTATCGACCCTGAGCAGTGGGTGCAGCTCCTTGGCGTCGCGTCAGCACAGTGGCTGGCCGTCTACTTCAAGACGAACTGGCAGCACCCGTCGATGCCCGAAGAGGCCGAAGAGGTCTGAACTAGATGGCTCCCCCAACACTCCAATCGAAACTGAATCAGTTATCGGGCCAACTCCATGAGTCGATGCGATGGCGCGAGAACGAACGCAAAGAAGTGCTGTGGAAGTCTCTCGTTGATCTCTACAAAGGCAAGCACTACAACTCGGCAGCAGAGTCTGACCGTGCGGTAGTGAACGTCGCGTTCTCCACCAAGAACGTCATCGCCCCGTCTGTTTCGGTCAGTAACCCGAAGTTCTCGGTGAACGCCCGCAAGCCTGAATCTGCTGCCCAGGCGGTCGTCACACAAGAAGTGTTGAACTATGTGTGGCGCACCTACCACTATCAGCAGGAGTTCCGTCTAGCTGTCGATGACATGCTGACGGTCGGCCACGGCTGGATCAAGGTTGGCTACAAGGCGACAAAGCCGCCAGAGGTCAAGCTCGCTGACGAGAACGGGCCAGAGGACGCACAGTCCTATGGCGTAGATGACCGCGACACGTCCGTTGACGGCAACATCGAGTCCGAACTGTATGTCCCTTGGGACGAGGACCGTCCGTTCGCTGAACGCATCTCGTTCTTCGACGTATTCGTGGACCCGCACGCACGTCATCCGAAAGAGATGAAGTGGATTGCCCAACGCACACGCCGTTTGGTGAACGACGTGAAGGTGGATGGCCGTTACGAGAAGTCGGCCCGCAAGCTGGCGTCAGCGTCACACAGGTCGTCCTACGAGTCGGGCCACCAAGACGGCCGTGATGACCAGCATGACATCTCGCAGGAATACTGCGATGTCATCGAGTTCTACGATCTGCGCCGACAAGAAGTGTCGACGTTCCTCGCTGACGGCACCGATAAGGGCGAGTTCCTCATCAAGCCTGCGAAGATGCCGTACTCGTTCGGGCACCCGTTCGTCATGCTCCGTGACTACGAGGTGATTGACCACTTCTACCCGATTGGCGAACTTGAAGCCATCAAGGTGTTGCAGCAGGAGTTGAACATCACGCGTACGCAGATGCTCAACCACCGTTCCAAGTTTGCGCGTAAGTACATGTACCACGCAGAGACATGGGACCAGACGGGGGTTAATGGCCTCAAGTCTGATGTCGACAACGAGATGGTGCCCTACCCAGGTGACATTCAGGACATGGACCGTTCTGTGGTCGCTATGCCTGTCCAGGGCACGCCTGCCGAGTTCTACAACCAGTCCGACCTCATCATCTCCGACATTGACCGTGTTTCGGGCACGTCGGAGTATCAGCGTGGCGGCGGTCAGAACATTCGTCGCACAGCGACTGAGGCAGCGATGATTCAGGACGCGTCGAACGCGCGGTCGGCTGACAAGCTGGCTGGCATCGAACGGGTTTTAGGTGAGATCGGGCAACGCCTGATCCAACTAATGCAGCAGTTCATGACTGGCGAGCATGTTGTCCGCATTGTGGGCATGTCGCATCCGACTTGGGTGAAGTTCGATGCGGACTACATCGCAGGCGAGTTCGACTTCGAGGTCGAAGCGGGTTCTACCGCTCCGAACAACGAGTCGTTCAAGCAGCAGAAGGCGTTCGAGATGAACGAGGTATTCGGCCAGTATTTGGGCGTCTACATCGACCCGATGACGTTCTTGCCAGAAGTGCTTCGGATGATGGGTGTTAAAGACCCGACTTCGATGATGATGCAGCCACAGCAGCAGCAGGGAGCGCCTGGCGAGGCAATACCGCCAGAAGGTATGCCGCCAGAAGGTATGCCGCCAGAAGGAATGCCGCCAGGAATGCCTCCAGGGATGGAAGGCATGATGCCTGGCATGGAAGGAATGCCGCCTGGAATGCCAGGAATGCCGCCTGGGATGGGGATGCCGCCTGGAGGCGACATCCCGCCAGAAGTCATGGCAGAACTCCAAGCAATGAGCGCCTAAGAAACAACTCTTAGCGATTTAGGGACAGTTTTGCCCTTTATGTAGAAGCAACCGTAGGAGGACTTCTTGGATACCGAATATGACGCCCCGATGGAAGTTGAGGCGAGTGACATTGCAGCGGAGCCTGATGGGCCAACCGAGGTGGATGTTGAGACACAACCCGTAGAACAACCAAACATTCTGGACTTGGAACAGTTTTCGGACTACCACGTTCAAGTCGGTGAAGACACCCTCTCGGTGCAAGAGCTTCGAGAGTCTGGACTTCGCCAAGCGGATTACACCCGTAAGACGCAAGAACTGGCTGAACGAGGAAGAGAACTGGATCGAGCGGCAACGCTTGACCGAATGCTTGAGGTCAACCCTCGCGGAACCTTGGAGTATCTGGCAAAGCAGAACGGACTGAGCATCGCTGACGTTGCGTCAGCAATGCAGCCCCAGTCAACGGGATCAGATTGGTTAGACGAAGAGCCTGCACAGTCGTACGCACAAAGCGATCCGATGGCAGACCGTATTGCGGCAATCGAAGAGCGCTTTCAGCGTGAAGATTTAGATGCCGAGTACAGGCAGGCGTTCAGCGGGTTGAGAAACCAGTTTGGCGAGAACTTTGACGAGAAGGAAGTCGCGAAAGCGGCTTACGAACGTGGACTGTACGACCCAAGCCACATGGAAATGGTCGCTAACGATTTGGCGTTCCGCAAACTGCGGGCCGCTCAGTCAGATGCCTCCGCTTCGGCTGCTGCAAAGCAGGCGAAAGAAGAAGCTTCTCGTAAGCAGTCTGCGGCAAGTGCCGCTGCTGTCTCTTCGGGTGGGTCTTCGGCAGGCGGCACGGTGGCGATCCCTCCGCAAACCAAACCTCTAACCACCCGAGAAGCAATCGAAATGGCATGGGAATCCAGCCAATAGCTTCTTTCATGAAAGGCAACTCCTATGGCTGTTAACCAAGGACGTAACGCAGATTGGGACGGCTTGATGTCGTCCACTCTGGAGAACATTCGCGGATCATTCGCGGACAACATCTGGAACGGTCGCCCGCTCCACCGCTGGCTCTTTGAGAAGGGTCGTCGTCGCATGGTCGACGGCGGTACTGAGATCGTTGAGCCGTTGGTGTATGCCGATGGCAACACCGCTTGGTATGGCGAAGACACCATCATCTCGGTTCAGAAGACGGACGGCCACAGTGCTGCTTCGTTCCCCTGGGCAGGCTTGTACGGAACAGTGTTCATCACTGGCCGTGAGAAGCTGATGAACTCGGGCAAGGAGCAGGCAATCAACCTGCTCGAAGCTCGCGTCACTCAGGCCGAGGAAACGATGAAGTCAACTCTTTCCACCGCGGCATTTGCCGACACGCCTGCCAGCACCGACACCATGTTCGGTCTTGGCTACCTCATCAACAACGCTGCTGGCGATGCCACTGCCGTTGCTGCTGGGCATGGGCACGTTGGCGGCATCGACACGTCGGTCGGGGGCAACTCCTTCTGGCAGTCGACTGTTGTGGACGGATCTGCCTACACCACTGGTGAGCATGTCCGCAAGGGCATCCGTACCGCACGCAACACGGCTTCTGACGCTGGCAACGACCGTTGCGACGCAGCGTTCACGGACCTCAGCACGTTCGAGGCTGTCGAAGACAGCTTCGTCCAGCAGGTCCGCTACGAAGACGTGAACAGCGCCAACGCAGGGTTCGAGAACGTCGAGGTATCGAAGATGCCGCTGTTCTGGGACTTTGACTGCACCGCTGGCACCGTGTTCGGTATCAACTCAAAGTACCTCCAGATTGTCGGTCACAAAGACCGCTTCATGGAGCACTCTGGCTTCACCACCAACCCCGTTGACGGCACATACACGACTGGCTCCTCAGTCGGTGGCGTCCGCGACGCGCAGTACGACATCATCACGTCGCTGCTCCAGATGACGACCCGTAACCGTCGTCGTCACTTCCGCATCAACGGTCTGACCGTCTGATTCGATGAGATGTTGCTGAGAGGCGGGGGGCGCAAGCCCCCCGTCTTTTGGGACATTTATGCCTTAGTTGGATGAGCCAATTTCGACCTGTCCAACACATCGGTGACCGCAAGGCGTCAAACCCCCAGTTCAAGGCGAACTACGACCTGATTGCCCGCCGTCCCCCGAAGCCTGAGAAGGCTGAACGTCCTAAAGGGGCTTGTAAGGGGAAAGACGACACCTGTAAGGCGTACGCAATCAAGGGGGAAGACCTGTGTGCAGGTCACCAGCGGGCTTTGAAGAAGCAGGAAGGTGAATCGGATGAATCGAGATGAACTCGTTGACGCGATGCGTACGCAGACAGACCTCGATGATGTCGATGTAACCGACCAGATGGCGCACATGTTCTTGCAGGAAGCTTTCGAGCGGACTGCGGCGCAGCGCCGCCAATGGCCCGCATATCAGTCTTCGTGGACTATCACGGTTCCTGCGGACACCCAGTCCGCTGCGCTACCTGTAGATGTCGCTGAGATCGCTTCTCTGCGTTCAAACGAGCGTTTGAACAACATTGACCAGAGCTTCGCTGAGGAGGCGTATGCGAGCCGCTCAGGGCGTCCTGGCGCGTACTCCATTTGGGGGCGTCAGGTGTACCTGTGGCCCAAGCCGAATGCCGAGACAACCATCTCGATTCGGGGCTGGCGTTTGCCCAATTACGCCTGGCTTGGCGACACCGCTCAAGAGGTCGATCTTGACGAACGGCTCCACATGGCCGTGCTGCATTACGCCGTTTCGTTGGTGTACGCGCAGCAAGAAGACGCCGAACTCGAAACCCAGTACATGCGTCGCTGGCAGTTGGTCATCGAGGACATGGCGAAAGACATCGACCGTCCCCCGACATACCGTCCGATTGTGCTCAACGGTGGCGAGCACCAGGGCTTCGGCCCGCAGACACTCAACCAGCGCTTCGGCTTTGATTCGCTCTAATGGCTAACAGCGTCCAACTTGACACCACAGCAGCCTTCACTGGTGGGCTGAACCTTCGCGCCGACCAACTAAAGGTCGCAGAAGGTCAGTCGCCGTGGATGTTGAACATGGACGTTGACCCGTCGTTCGGTGCTCGCTCACGGAGAGGCTGGGTTGACTGGCAGACCGTCGCTGCGACTTCATGGAACCCGCGCGCCCTGTACTCCCATGTTTTAGGCGACGGCTCCGAATGGCAGTTCGTATCCAACACCATCGGACTCAACGGCGAGCTATGGGCCTCCAACGACGGCGGCGCGTTCGTCAAAGCACCTGGCGTCGTCGCCAGTGCAGTGCCTCACGGCGCTGACTTCGCACCTTGGGGATCTGATCTTTACGTTGCCTGCGGGACAGCCAACGTCGGGCAAGAATGGTCGAACGGAACATGGACTGCGTTAACCGATGCTGCGTCGAACTGGTCAAACGATTACACGGCACCTGTCGGCGGGCAAATGCCGAAGGCCGACTTCGTTGCGATCCACGACGGCTACCTGTGGGTTGCCAGCACACTTGAGGGCGGCAACCAGCACCCTCACCGCCTCCGTTTCTCACACCCAAACGATCCTGACTCTTGGGCGCTCCTCGATTACATCGACTTCCCCGAAGGCGGCGGGCCGATCACTGGCATCGTCCCTTACCGCGACCACCTGCTGGTGTTCTTCCCCTCTGCTGTGTGGGCGCTGTACGGCTCCAACCCTGACACGTTCGCGAAGGCCAACGTCACAAAGACGGTGGGTGCGTCGAACAGGCAATGCCTGACACGATCAGAGTCGAACGTCTACTTCGTTTCATGGCCTGACGGCGTGTACTCGATTGGCCCCGATTCCATCACTGAAGTTTCGGAATCTTTGCGTCCCTCGTTCAAGACGGGTGGCGACTTCAATCAGGATGCGTCGCTTCAATGGTTGGGTTGGGCCAACCAGAAGCTGTACTGGTCCGTCCCTTACAACGAGAATGGTGCGCCGACTTCGGCCACATCGGTGTTTGTGCTGGACCCGTCGCTGGGTGCCTGGATGTTGTGGCGCGCTGGGTCTGGTGTCGCTATCGCTCCCATCACTGGGTCAGCGTCGTCTGGTACTCCGCTGGGCTGCTCTCGGGCAGAGGCGACGGTGGTGCGGCTCGATGCCGTGGAGGTGCCGACCGACACGTTGAACGGGGTGGCAATCGACTTCCCGACCGTCCTCAGAACCGCCTGGCAAGACTCGGGCTATCCGACCATCAAGAAGCGTTGGAAGCGTCCAGACCTGATTGTTCGGGAAACAGATATCCCGTACGAGCTGACTTTGCACATCTTCCACAACTTGGAAGAAACCGCTGCGCGTCGGACGCGAACGATGACGTTCACGCCGAAGTCGTCTGGCCTGCTTTGGGTGTTGGACCCTCAGTGGGACGGCACTGATGCGTCGCTGGAGACACCACCTGTTGGTGGTTCGTGGGATGACAATGCGACCGCTCTTTGGGGTACGCCCGCAAAGGGTTCGTCGCTGGAGCGCTCTGGTGGGCTGGGGAATGCGTCCTCGATCCAGATGGAGCTTCATGGGGAGCTTGGAAAGACCTGGGGCTTGACCGCTCTTATTTGGAAGTCGATCATGCGGAGGATTCGCTGATGTCAAATGTAAACCTGCCTAACAACATTGCTGGCGGTCAGACGCTTGACCCTCGCCCGATTCAGGCAAACTTTGAGGCGTTGAAGACGTTCATCAACAATGATGTTTTCACTGTTGATGGCGCTCGGGCTTTGACTGGTGCGTTGACGTTGCCTGGTGCGGGAACCGCGGATGCTCATGCGGCAACGAAGGGTCAGATGGATGTTGCGGATGCTGCGATCTCTGCAACGGTCACTGCGAACGACGCAGCGCAGACTGCTGCGGTTGCTGCCGCTAACACTGCACGAACTGATGGTGACGCTGCGACGTTGGCTTCTGCGGCCACAGATGCGACAACGAAGGCTGACGCTGCTCAGGCGGCTGCTATTTCGGCGGCGAACACTTATGCGGATGGGGTGGGTGTCGAAACCCAATTCACCACCGACTTGAGTTATTCAGGGACGCTGAACACGACGAGCAACGTGCAGACGTTCCTTGATACGGGCAACATTACGAACACGAAAGCTGGCGTGTACATCGTCAGCGTCACGATTGACCTCTCTGTCGCCCAGGTCGACGGCGGTGCGCTCAATCCGTTTGTCGGGGAACTGTATGTCGATGACGTGTTGCAGTTGAACACGATGGTGTGGGCACCAGCTAACCCGACAGTGGGCGACCGCTTCACGTTGAACAACGTCTGGATTGTGGCTGCGCCTGCAAACAACACGCTTGATTTCAAGGTCAAGGTCCGTCAGGCCAACGGCAGTGCTGGCGCTTTTGGTTGCAACGGTTCGGACCACTCGTTTCTATCCGCTGTGTTTGTCGGCTGATTAGGGACAGAAGGGCTTATTAGTAATGGACTCAAACTTGATGGCTAACAACCTCTCGCAGCGTCGGAGTATTGAAAACTCCTATGCCGCGCAGAAGGCCAGCAATAACTTTGGGCGTCAGCGTGCCACGAAGCAGAACATGCAGCAGCGCGGCGACGCTCGAAAGAACTTCCAGCGTCAGACGCCGAGAGTGACGAGTAACTATGCCTCGCGAGGTTTAGGTAATTCGGGTGTTTACAAGCGGGCGTTGCAGCAATTTACGGGCGACTACGCCGATCAGGTGGGCCAGATCAACCAGGCGGGAATGGACACCCAAAACCAGTACGACATGCAGGACCGCATGTACAGAGCCAGCTATGACCAGGCGCTGGCCGAGTTGGAAAACCAGAAGGCCATGCAGATCACTCAGACGGCTGCTGGCATCAACTCTCTTCGACCTTTGATTGGATAGTTATGACGCGTGAAGAGTTTTTAAGAAGCAAGGGTCAGAACCCCACGACGATCACTCGGAGCGACACTGCTGCTCCGTCGTCGGCAGGAACGCGAGCGGGCGAAACCCGCAACCCGAACCCATCGTCATCGGTTCACCGTGGAACGAGCACTGGTCGTGGTATTGGTGCGGCAAGAGGCAGCGTGTCCGACGACTACTTGAAGAGCATTGGTTTGTCTGCGGATAGGTACAGCGGCGGGACTGGCCCTGAGGGGTTCGTTGGTGACCAACAGAAGATTTTCGACCACATCAAGCAGGACAAATCGGGTGGCCGTAATTACAACTACTTGGATTTAACGGCACTTGCGGAGGTAGGGATGCTGCCTGGTGGACCGAACGATCCAAGACCGCCTGGGCCTGTTCCTGATCGGCCTGGGCCTGGCGGCAGCTACCGAGGCGGTGGCGGCTACGGCGGGCCTAAGAACTTCAAGAGCTTCGCTGACCAGCAGATGGCTCTCATTAACGGACGCCGACGCAACAAGGTCGCCCCAATGCAGGACTTTGGTCCTGCGCCAGAAGACCTGATGAGCGACAAGATCAGGGAGCTTGGAGCCGCAGGCAGGTCAAATGTAGACGAAGTGTTTGGTGCCATCCCCGAGATGAGCGAGAACTCTTTCCGCGACTACAACCCAGTGCAGGTGCAGGCTCGCGACGCTCAGATCGCTGCTCTACTTCGCGCTCAGGGAATGGGTGACGGTTTCGCTGAGGCGAAACAGTTGCAGGCCGAGGACGACATGGCTTTGCTGAACTCGTTCTGGTCGAACTATGGCGGCGCGATGGAGGCGAACACTGACCAGTCGAACGCCCGAATGAACGCTGACCGTATGACGATGGCTGTTAACGAGAAACGTCAGATCGAGTCGGAAGAGATGATCCAGCTTGCTGCTGCCGCGAAAGCACAGCAGGACAAGGAAGAGGCTTACAGGCAGCGGCAACTCGCCGCCGAAGCCGCATACGCCCAGCAGCAGACTGCTGCCGACAACGCACGCGACAACGAGGTCTTCCAACTCGCGCAGCAGTTGTTGCAGTACGGGCTTCAAGCTGACCAAGACTTGTCTGGCTACGACGTAGCTGGCCTTCTGAACGGGAGCTACTGATGGACGACGAACAGTTGCTGCGGATGATTTTGGAAGGCTTGCCTGAGTATTACGGGTCGAAGCAGACGTACCAGCCGATAGATGTCGGCTCAGAGATCCAGAACATGAAGCTGCTCGAAGATCAGTTGGGCTTGGCGGGGAATCCGCTGATGGCAATTATCAACGGGACGTTCGACTACGGCCTGTTGGAGCCTGAGTCGTCGTTCGATAAAGAGCCTCCAAACACGGCACTGCTGGATCAGTACGCCGAGGGTGGCCTCTTGGACAGCATGTTGATTGCGCTGCAAGAGGGTTATTTGCCTGAACAGGCTGCTATTGCCCAGTACAACGCCGAGTTCCCCAACGGGGAAGACGCCATCTCCGACGAGCGCGGGCAGTTGCTTGTCGGTGCTGACGCTAATCCCCGTTACAAGGCGCTATTGAGCACAGCCAAGGAGCTTGCTCCCCAGGTTGCCGAGATCAAGCAGTATGAGCGGCAGCGTGCCAACGCGACATTTGAGCCTTCGGAAACGGCGAAGCAACTCAATGCGATGGGTATTTCTACGGACCCGACACCTGACAACTACTTCTCGGACAACATTGACCAGTTGCGTCAAGATGCAGCGCAAGACGAAATGGATTACAAGCAGGCTCAGGAGGACTTCCGAGTCGCCAGTAAGCGACTCGTTGGTCCGAATGACGCTTTCGATGAAGCTGTTGAAGAGATAAGCCTGAATCCCGAGGTCACGAACGGTACGGAGTTGATCCAAGACAGCACGTCCCAGGCGGCGAAGCTCATTAGGGAATATCAGCCTCCACAGACGATGAAAGAGTTGGACCCGATCTCTGGTCAGGGTTTGTCGCGTGATTGGGCGCAGACGCCAGTACAGATGGAGTACGAGGACATTGTTCCTGGCGTGAACGACGCAGGTAGCCGTAACGCCCGAGTCACGACGTACCCGCAGGACGAAATGGCTCCTGTTCTTGCAGAGATGCGGGGAAACACTGGGTCGCAGTTGGGTAACCAGGGTGGTAACTGGCGTCAACTGGATCGCGCCTACGAGGACGCTATGGAAACACCTCCGATCACTCCTGCTGACAGGTCGAAGATGCGTCGTGCAGCGGAGAAGAGGGGTAAGTCAACTGACGCGGCGTACAAGGAAAACTTCTTGGTGGGTCTTGAAAGGCAGTCTGGTCGCACCAGGCAGTCGGACCAGGCAATGAGCATTCTCGCCAACATGATGTTGCGCCGATAGGGACAAAAAAGGCTATTACATATGGCAATCGTCAATCGCGATCAGGCGTTAGCGCGTCAACTCGGGCAGCAACGGAACGGGCAAGGCTCGCTCTATGGCGGGCCTCCACCCCCTCCTGCCCCTGCGCCTCGAATGAGGCCGTTAACTGGGTCTGGCATGAGTACCGAGGATCTGCTGAACCGCAACTGGGAAGGCGGTCAAGGCGGTGGCGGCGACACCAGTATTGGCGGCGCAATCATGGGCGGCTTGGGCACCGTTCTTGGCGGGGCAGCTAAGGGTCTTGATTTCGTTTCCAACTTGGGCACCCTCGCATTCGAGGAAGTTGCCGAAGGCGTCATGGGCCGCGAGTTCGGCACGCAGATGGAGAACGGGAAGCTCGTTGACCAGCGTTCCAACTGGGACAAGCTGACTGACGCGAATTACGGCATGGGCGAGTTGCTGGGTGACGTAACTGGCAACAAGTGGGTTGACCGTGCGATTGGCTTTGTGGGCGACGTTGCTCTTGACCCGATCAGCTACATCGGTGGCGCGGCCATGAAGTCGAACATGGTGATGGGCAAGCTGGGTCGCGAGGGGCTGGTCAAGCAAGCCGCCAAGCTTGGCATGTCGGACGATGTTGCGGCACATGTCGCCAAGTTCGGTCACGTCGGTCTTGACGACGTGACGCGTGAAGCGTTGGGCGTGAAGAAGGCGGGCGTCTACTGGGGTTGGGGTGACAAGTCCGTTTACCTGCCTCTCACCAGCAAGATCGGCAAAGTTTCAGAAAAAGGGTTCTCTGCGGTGCGCCTTAACTCTGCTGGCCGTCTGGTCGGCAAGGTTGGCAAGGGTCGCGGTGACGAAGGCTTGGCCGTCATTCGCCGTGTGGCTCAGACGGGCAAGACAATCGACGGGATCTCGCCCAAGGCTGCTGGCATCACGCTGGAAATGATCGACAAGTTCAAGGGCGTCGCTGGCAGCGCTGCGGAGCCTTATGCACGTTTGGCGCAGAAACAATTCCAAGGTTTTGACGACGCTACTCGCACAAGGGTCACGAAAGAGATCGAGTCTCTGAACATTGGCTGGGACTTCAAGACGATGGGGGGGAGCGCTGATCCAGCGAAGCTGGCGAAGCTGTCTCCCGAGGCGCAGTCAGTTATTGCGTTACGCGATCTTGTCTACTCGAACGTGAGAGAGGCGACTGGCGAAGCCCTCGATATGGGCTTCCGAGGCCCAGGGTATTTGCCGCACCGCTCCACGAAGGAAGCTTGGGACTTCTTCGGTGATGACAGTGCTACAAGGACGATGCTGAATGGCGGCAGCACTGAGGCGGGCCAGGACGCTGCACAGACGCGTGCGTTCACTGCTGGCAAGACAGTTGACATCAAGGGACGGAAAGTCACGTTTGATGATGCGTCGATTGAGGACATCAACGCAAAGCTGACTGAGGCGTTCCCTGAGGCTGGCGGCATCAAGTTTGTGGAAGACAACGCTGTCGTTCTGATGGAGCGGTACATCGGTGAGATGTCCCGCGTTCAGGGCCACCACGCAATGTTGATGCACGCCCTGGACATGGGCGAACTGGGCAGCGTCAAGCACATGACGACGGAAATGGTTCGCGGGGCGCAAAACCTCACGAAGAACAAGCAGGTCGCTGACTTCTTAAAAAAGGAGTTGGTGAATCGGGCAGAGCATGAGTCGTACCTCCTTGGTGAAGCTGCGCGTGTCGGCAAAGAGATTTCTAAAGCCCTCGATGACTCGCTAGTGCGATTGGTTGACGAGGCAGCGGAAGAACACAAAGAACTTATCGGCGTAACCAAAACAATCAAGCAGCAACTGTCGGCTCACGATAAGGGAAGGAAAGGCGCAGAGAAAGCCATTCGCGAAACGTTTACCGCTGAACGGACACGGCTCTCTAAGCAGGTCGATGATCTGGTTGCGGTGAAGGCCGATTTGGACAACAACATCGCCGTCACCAAGCAGGCCATTGCTGATGGCTACACCCAAGAAACCGCACAGGTCCGTAAGTTGCTGGATACTTGGATCAAGAAGAGCAACCATCATGCCGAGAAGATCGGGATGGACACTCAAGCCATCGAGGGTTTGACGGAACTCGATGAGATGTACGGGTTTGTGATGTCGCAGACGGGACGGATGGAAGAGATTTCTTCCTCCCCCCAGCTTCTCATGGAGTTCTTTACCGACCTCAAGGGCACGAAGATCGTCACAGGGCAAGAAAAACTGTTCGAGGAAATCCCGCTTGACCGTTGGGCGATGGATGCGGCCACAGAGAACCAGGCCAAGTTGGACATCTTGATGCGTGACGGGACGTTCAGCGGCTGGGAGCAGGCGCTCGAAGATCTTGCGGACGGGTCAATGCACCCGCTCCTGAATCAAGGTCGCCCTGAGATCACTTCACGTTTGAACCAGTCTCAACTCGATACTGTAGACGACGCTATCGAAAGTCAGCAGCAGCACATTTGGAAGCAGAGAGGTGACTGGGAAGACACCGCTGACAAGACACTTTGGTCTGATGTTCAACAGAACAAAGACCTAAGGGCTTTGAATGGTCAGGCTGTGGCTGCGCGTGACAAGACGACGAAGACACTCCAGTCGAACCGCTCGAATGCGGAGGTCAACAAGGGCACGCTTGCTAATGCCGTCAAGAACCTTCGGAGCGCCTCTGATGACGCCGCTGAGTCGATTTACCCGCAGGCTCCCCCCGAGGGGTGGAACAACATGGCGTACGCGGACCACATGGCGTTCGATGCGGCGAACGCCGAGCGGGTAGCTATTTCTCGCGAGAAGCTGCTTGTTCAGTATTTGGAGATGGAGAACCGCACCATGTACTTGGTTGCGGAACACATGAACGCGCCGACGCTGGCCGACGATTTCGGCGGGCTGTCGGACGAGGTGTTTGAAGCATTCGAGTACATGAAGGAAGTTCGGGGGAACCTCGATGAGCTTGATGTCTGGCTGGCATCGAATGGGCCGATGGGGAGCGGTGAGTGGATCAACGCAACTGCTCTCGGGTCGGACGCTCACAGGCTGCGCCAGAAGCGTTGGATTGTTGCAGACACGCAGGAACAACTGAACCGTCACACCTCGAAGGACGCGCTCAACGATTCGAGAACTCTTGTCGACCAGTCGGTGCTGGACGACAGCATGGAGTTTGCGCGGCAACGCAACATGGAGGTGCGGGTTGGTGACAGGACGGCCACCCTTGGGTCGCGCAACCAGTCGCTTCTTCCTTATGACGCTGAGGCAGCGCAGATATCACGAACCCCTGGGTTGGGTTTCTATGGGCCGCAGCGCCCTACTCCTGTATTCCCCGAGACTCACGCCCCTGGGAACCTGGCGAACGCGAGGGTCTTGGACCGTCGCGTACTGGCACAGAATGTTGCGTTTCTGGAATCGCTTCACAAGAAACAGGGCGTCTACAGGAAGGTGCAGCAGTTCGTTGACGACGATGGCGTAACGCGGGTGAAGTACAGGACCACGGAAACGGAAGTTCCTGTATTTGCTAATCCCAAGACCGTGGATGAGCTTGATGCCGACATCGCGGAACTCACGGCAACGGTTCGCGGCCACCAGAACGAAATTGACGACTTGTCTGATATCCCGACCACAGGTCGGATGGACCCTGACAACATCGACCTTTCTATTTTGAAGGTGACGCGTTCATTTTTTGATGGTCTTGACGCTTCTGTTAACGACGCTCAGTCTGTTGCGAAGAAGCTTCAAAACAAGCGGCGTAAGGATTTCCCGCAGGTTGATACGCCGAGTCACAATCCGAACAGGTGGCAGAAGGGTAAGCCAGGGCGTCCTGACAACGCTCCTGATCCAGTGAAGCACCCGCGGTACAAGGGCGACTATGACAGTTGGTCCACGGACGCGAAGGTCGCGTACGACTACAACAATGACATGCTGAGGATTGCCCACACTGAGGGTCAGCCTTGGCACGAACTTGCAACCGAGAACCGATCAGCCCGTCAGGTTATGGACGACTGGTTTGAACTGGGAAGAGAACCCAATTCGACCAAGTACATGCCTGACGCTCCGTTCGGTCAGACGTGGAAGCAGACGCCTCCTTGGTCGCGCAGAGGGGACGGCGGTATCGAGGCGGGCATCCTCGAAAGCGGTGCTGCAAGGGTTACCGACGACGGGATCACTGGCAGTGAGCAACTGACCAGTTCCATCGGTGAACAGTTGCGGTACTCGGCGCGGAACACGGTTGGCGGCGAAGATGCTCGCCACTTGCCAGGGTCAAGTGACGACGCACAAGAGCTTCTCGGCATGGGGCTGCGCTCTGCTGACGAGCGCTACGGCGACGAGCTGGGCGCAGACTTTCTGGAACAGATTGGTGCGGGCGGCACCCGCAACGCTGGGCTTGACCTGGCTACACAGGAAAGACATGCGCGTCAGGCGGCGAACTCGGCAGAGAAAACGAGGGACGATCTTCTCGAATCGCTTGGCATGACTAATGAGATAGTTCAGCAAGCCCACGGACAGGGCGTGGCTAGACAACTTGACGTACTTCTCTGGACGAAGGTAGATGAGTCTTCCGACTTCCAGAAGAGGTTCGGTACAGATGGTGAGGTAGTTACTCCCCGACAGCTACAGAAGCGGGTAGCAGAAAAGTACGGCAACGATTTCGAGGCGTACAAGGCTGACCACCCGAACACGCGAGCCAGGGACTTCTTCACACCTGACGGTAAAAAGTCGGGCGGGATTAGCTACACCGAGGCTGGTGAGGTCTTGGGCGGTGCGGCACAGAAGTTCCGTCACGGCAGCAAAACCTTTGAGAAGTTCATGGGTAAGTCAGGGTCGTACGAGCGACAGATGAGCTACATGAAGGCTCAGGACATCCTCGAACGGATGACGCCCGAAGCTCGCGCCTCCGTTTACGACTACGCCAGGCAGATCGCATCCTGGGAACGCAAGCTGAACATCGTGAACCGCGACGTTGCTCAGAAGCAGCTTGACGAACTCACTGCACTCCGTGCCGAGCAGGCAGACATCGGAGAGAGGATGAGCCGTGCTGTCGGCTATGGACAGAGGGCGCAAACAAAGTTTGAAAACGACTTGGCGAAGCTTGAGGCTTCCAGTCCGCTGCCAGCGATGACCGACGACCTGCGTCGTCTTGAGGCGGCGGTAGCGCCAATGGCTGACGACGGCGAGTTCGGCTTAAACAAGCTCGCAGCCGTAGAGAACGCACTTGGCAAACGCGAAGCGGAACAGATCGCTGAACTTGACGGCGTTCGGGCCGCGATTGTCGCAGATCAGGTAGACGCAACTGAGCACGCCGTTTGGGGCAAGGATCGCTTGGCGAAACTCAGGGCGATCAAGAAGAAGAAGGGGAAGAAGGCAGACAATCAGAAATGGGACGTACCAGCCGACGAGTTGAGTGTGCGGCGCGACCAGTTCGAGAACATCATTCGGCTTTCGCTGGCTGAGGCTCCCGACGACCACGCCATGAAGATGACCGCACGCTTGATGGACAACTACGAAAACCAGTTAAAGGGGGTTAAGGAGTTCGCTGACCAAACCGAACAAATCGACGGCCTCTACCAGAAGGCTCTTGCTGGGTCTAAAGATGGCGGCGAAGGCTTCAACCTTGACATGCAGCGCGCATTCCTTGACGGCTACGAGCGTTTGAACTCCAAGATGTTCCCTGGCATGGCTGACATGTCTATCGACTCGGTGGTCAAGAAGAACGTCGAAAACTGGATGAGCGCGATGGGCGACGATCTGGACCTCAAGTGGTTTGACGAGGCAACCCAGGTGTTCAAGTCGTACGCGACGATGACGCCTGGCTTCCATCTCCGTAACTTCATGGGTGCGACGTTCATGAACTTTGCCGATGGCGTCAAGGTCAAAGACGTTCGATCAGCGACCAAGCACTGGCGGGGTTACGTCAACGATCCCGAGAACTACATCAAGAACCTCGGACCCGAAGATCAGCATGTGAAAGATGCGTTCGAGGCTGTGTTTGCTGTGGGCGCTGGTGGTTCGTTTGATCCTGGCGAAATTGGTACGGGCGCAGTCAAAGCTTGGAAGGGTTTGAAGAACAACAAGGCGACCCGAATGTCCCGCCGTTACGGCGAGGACTTGGTTGAAGGTCCAGTCCGTTTGGCTGCTGCGTTGAACACAACAAGTGGCGGTGGCGGGATGAGCATGGCGGCTTCGCGAGTGAAGCGCCTGCACTTCGACTACTCAGACTTGAGTTCCCTAGACCAAAAAATGAAACGTGTGATTCCGTTCTACATGTTCATGAGCCGCAACTTGCCTTTGCAAATTGAGCAGATGTGGCGTCGCCCAAAGGCGTACGCCGTTTACAACCACTTCATGAACAACTTTGACGAGTCCGACGACAACTCGTTGATGCCGAAGTATCTGAAAGATGCTGGAGCGATTGTGATGGGTGGCTCTTGGTTCGGTGACAAGTCGAAGGACTTCGTGTTCGCACCCGACTTGCAGCACTCGAACTTGATGCAGGACATCATGGCGTTCAGCGGGCAGGGCGAGCAGGGCATCCCGATTGTCGACGGGTTGCTTGCTTCGGGCAACCCGCTGGTTACGAAGCCAATCGAGGTTGCTTTCAACCACTCAGGGTTCCGCGGCGGCGATGCTTTCTTCGACAAGAAGCAAGACAAGTACGGCAACTGGGTTGACAAGAGCGGCCAGGAGCAGGCGTTGGAGCGAATCATGTACGGCATCGAAGGCGTACTCACTCCGACTGGCACCGCTAAGGGGCTTCTCGGCATCAACCCGCTGGGCAGCGAGGACAGCAAGGCGCGCCTCGAAGACCGACAGCTACAGAAGGCTTTGAACTACCTCGGCCTTCCGTTCAAACAGCTTGGCGACTACGAGCGCGATAGCGAACGTCGTCGCCAGGGCAGAGAGGGTGAGTGATGGTTCATATTCACCCCCAGTGGGAGTGGGAAGACGACTCCCTGCCGATAACTGGACCTGCGCCTAAGGGTGTGCCTGGCGAATGGATCATTCATTACCCAGGGTCGCCGTCAATGTACGAACCGCGCACTGACGCACAGATGATTAGGTCACTCAGGGCGTCCCAGCGGTCATACAAAAATGGTCGGGGCTACAGCTACGGCTACTCAGTGGTGGCGTCACAGTCGGGAAGCCTTTGGGCGGTGCGTGGCATCGAGGGGTTTCGTGGCGTGCGTGTCTACAACCCTGCAAGTAACCCTGGCCGCAAAGTTGGGGGAGGCAAGAACAACGTGACCCGCAGCATTCAGATTGCTGTCGGGGGACAGAACCCTGCATCGCCCGAAGCTGTTGCTTCGGTCAACGCTCTGATCGCCACTCAGCCAGATTGGCCCGTCCGATGGCACGGAGAGATCGACTGGACTGCGTGCGCTGGCGAGGGAATCATCGAACAGATCAGGCAAGGCATTATCGGCCATCAAGCGCCCACACCAGACCCCCCGAAGGATGAAGACATGGCAATGATTCAGCAGTACCGATCAGCGGACACGCGGGTGTGGCCTGGCAAGAAGCTTGATGGGGGTGAGCCTTACCGTTTCAACATTGGTGACGGTGTGCCGAAGGACGCGACTGGGGCCATTGCTACGTTGACGGTGACGCAGCCCGAGGGACCAGGGTTCCTGTCGGTCGCTGCGCCTGCTGACCCGATCTTGGGTGAGACATCGTGCTTGAACTACGAGCAGGGTGACACGTTGGCGAACACGCACTTCGTTCCGTTGAAGAATGGACAGTTCGACATTCAGTCGTTGCGCGACACGCATGTGGTCGTGGATGTTGTGGGGTACGTCAAGTGATTGACCCTGACGAGGAATACGAGTTTGAAATATTCATGGAAGACGAAGACGAAGCACCGCTCTCTTGCGGGATTGAGAATCCCGAAGAGTGCGAGGCGTGCCAGTAGTTATTCCCACATGTACTTCTCGGTATCGCGCCAATACTGATGCAACTCGTACATCGCTAGGGCAAGAAGTAGCGGCGGGATCAGCAACACGCTGACCCCGACTGCAACCAAGTATTTCATTCTGCTTCTTCTACGTTGTCTGTGGCGATCCAGCGGACGCTGCCGTCTGCACACATGACGAGTGCCGCTTGCGGCGCGTCGTCGTTGTTGAGGATTGCGCCCAGCGGGATGATCGCTGTGACTTCAAGGCTGAGGCGTCCTGCTGCCTGTGGCTCTTCGTTGGTTTCTTCGTTGGTTTCTTCGTTGGTTGCTTCGCTCATTTTCGAGCCTTTCGCTTGGGGGTTTTCAGGTTGGACATGGTGTGGCGGTGCCTCTCACACATAAGGCATTCGCAGGATGGGTTGTTTCTTTGTATGGCTGAGGAGTGACCCCAGTTGTCGCATGACTTCACTTCTCGGTGAGGAATGCGAGTGCTTGTTCAAGGCCGAAGATGCGGCCTCGCCAGTAGCCGTCAAAGAACGCTGGATCTTCGTTGGGGCTGTACCCAGGTCCACCGTCTGCTACGGACTTCCTGGCTTGGACGAGTTCCGATTCAAGTTGCTTGACGACTCGATTACGGGGGATCACTGGAACTGTTCTCGGATCTCATCCAGGCGGTGATGTTCGGCGTACGTTTCGCCACGCCAGAACAGGTCGGGTCGTGACGAGTCGCTGACCGTGACCGTGGGTGGCTGGTCGAGGTCGAAGCCTGGGAGGGTCGGCTGGACGGGCAGGTGGAACGTGCCGTCGTGCAACATCATCGCGATGACGCAGTAGCCAACGAGGTCCATC